AGTGCTTGTGACCTATCTGTTGTCTATACGCCAAAGCGCAAAAATCAATTCACTGGTGAAGTGCAACCAGCGAGAGCATGGATTGGTGCTGTCGACGACAATACATCAGAAGAGGATTTGCTAAAGCAAATATAGCCTTCTTCCTCTGTACAAATTGGATATGCGTCTATACATATGTATAGGCGTCATATCTTTTTTTATTATATATGTAATACACGCGCAGTTAATGTGTGTGAATAGATTTTATTAGATATGCCGTGAATTGGTTTAATATATGCTATTGTAGTAGCACTCGATTATGACTACAATCATAAAACAGTAAAGATATATTTGTAGGTTCGAATCCTACCACGGCTAAAGATTTTATTGTTAACTAGTTAAGGAAAGGAAGGTATCTTATGCCAAGATATAAGTTGCAAAATCATAGGGTTAATATGAGCCCTTTAAGGTCATATAATGTAGTAAACAGGATGAATAATTCTGTATCTTCAGTAATAGCATGTGGTAGATTAGAGGCTATTGCTAAAGGTAGAAAGTTGTTTGCTAGTAGTTTTGTGGAACTAATTGCTTAAGCAAGCTAAAGGTTATAGAATAATTAAGCCTATATTAAATGGATAATGTCAAAATTGAGCTTTTTAGCGGGACGTGCAAGAGTTTATAGTTTAGAGTCATAGATGATATTCAGCCTTTATTCCACCAGTTTTATTGCTTAGGGTATACTTAGGTATACCTTAAGTGATGTTTTAGCCTTTAAATAGCCTTTACGGGCTTAATTTAAGTATTTTATACATTTATACATTGGTACATAATGATGATGTAAACTAATGACGGTTAGTTTATTGATGATTATGTTAAATGATAAACCTGTGAAAGTGTTTTGCATAAAAGCACACAGGTTGCATATCTCTGGGATTGCCTAATGTTGTTATCAAGTGATAATGATATGATAGTAACTTATTGGATATGTGTAAGTGTGACGAGTACATAAAAAGAAGCCGAGAGGCGGAGATTTTATGTCGGCATTAACCTATACTATGAATCTAACTCGTAGTCCCGAGATGTATAGGATATAACATTCCCGTAGTGGGATTTGATAACGTAATAGTTGAGTGCAAAACTATTATAAGTCAAGTGATGACAGTCATTGTTATATGTGTCGTGAGGCCAAAAGCCCTAAGGGATATATCATTTTGAAGGTAATCTCAAATCCTTCATCAGCCAATGTATAATAATTAATAGCAGAGACTACGCTTGGTAGTGTAATGAGTCTCATAAACTCACCCAATTGTTGGTTCGATTCCAACCTCTGCTACTAGATTTTATATTAAAAGACAAATGAAAAAGAAAGGAGGGTAAATGTTAAGTATAATGTTTTCCTTATTAGTTGTAAACAATGGCTTTCAAGTAGCATATGTTAATATGCACGAAATACAAGTTATTGAGTTCGTTGATATTGAAGATGAAGGAGGCATCCTCACTATTAATATGAGAGAATCTGAAGATTTAGCATTTAGATGTGATGATATTAAATTATGGGAAAAAACTAAAGATTCTATCATTAAATTCTCTTATGATATTAGTAAAGCTATAGATAATAGAACTAATATTATTATAAAAGAGGAGAAAAAGGACAGGTTTTAATGGCTTATTATAAATATTGTCCTTATAAATACAAATATCAGTTAGTAAATTGGGCTAGCAAGCGGTTCGACCGTTCTAAATCTTATTACCAAAAGATGACAAAGACACAGTTATATGCAATTTATTACAATAGCTAGCAACTACAGAGCAGATAATATACTTCCTTTCCCCTGAATAAGGGTATTCATATTGTTTGCTCTGAAGAATTGGTGGCATGCCCAAGGCAGAAGAGAGAGAGACTGCAGTGCTCATTATGCGAAGCATGCCAAGATTTAATGGTGATAGAATAAAAACTCCTTAGCAAATACACAGTTATTTGCTGACATTCTTATTTAGTTCGTAAGAGCTTCTTGATTATTATAGTTAATGTGAATCAGTTCACAACACTATTGCCTGGCTGGAAGTTGCAGGAATCACCATAATATTATTCTAGGAAGGAGGAACAATGGACTTAGAATATATAGAAGACAAAATTGATGTCTTCATTGAGAGTAAAATAAAAGAAAATCGATTAAGGAGGAAACTTAACTATGGTAAAGAAATATTATCTAAAAGAAATGCTGATGATAGGTCTGTTAGCTTGGTGTATAACAATAAACATCAAGTTAAGTAATGTAGTTGGTAAAGTAGAAGTATTAAAAGTTGAACTTGATACATTCGGCTTTGATTTAAAAGGTATTAGCCTCGCAGTTACGAAAATGCAACAAGATAATGAAGATTTTAATAATCTAGATTTTTCTGAGGCTTTTAAAGTGATGTATGATATGTATGGAGAGCATCATTTATTTGATTGGAGAGGAAGAGTCTATACCACTGATTTAGACGAACTTCGTAATATTACAATAAGCCCAGTGGAAGAAAGAGAGGAATAAAATGGCAGATAATAGAAATATTAATCTACTTAACAATGGAGAGTTTACATCAAGAGATGTGACTTCTTCGACTGTAGGTGAACTTAGAAATGAGTTAGATATACCTACAAGCGCCAATGTAAATGTTGGTGGAACCATCAGACAGAATGATTTTGCTCTGGAAGATGGTGCTTATGTTGCTTATACAAGCAATGATAAGGTTGGTGGATAGTAAGCTAGTTATAAGCGTATAGCTAGTTAATTATAATCATTAGAGAGAGAGGTGAGGAAAGGTGGTAGTCCATTTAATATGGATAGGTGAGTATTAGTTACGACTGATACCGTGTAACCTCTCTCTCTATAAATTGGAGGATTTATGGAGTATTTTAATGGTAGTGCAGAAGTAGATGTCTCTAATATTGATTGTTTAAATGATATGACACAAGACATGGCAAATGCAATAGCAACAGGTCCACAAGATAATTTCTTTCAAGTTCTTGAAGGATTTAATCAAGAATTAACTTATCAAGGTATAGAACCTATAGATGTCACAAATAAATGGAACTGGAAACCTGGTACATCAAAGAAAATAATAGAGTTTCAAGCAAATAGATTGCAATTAAATAAAACTCATGGTGGTATTACTAAACAATTTGATAGAACTAGAGAACGTGCTAACTACATGTCATATGTAAGAAATCAGGCAGATAGATTAGAGAGATTAAAGTATGAATTAAAACAAGCTGGTGTCACAAAGAATGTTGATATAGTAGAATTTCAACAAAAAGCTATTGATTTAGCAAGGATTATAACAGACCAATGCAGTTTAGTAAAAGATTTAACTGAAGGCAAGGTAATTATAACTCCTTATATGTCAAATGACTTTCAAAGTAGAAATACACCATTTTATTTAGATGTTAAGTTAAACGAATTAACATTATCTGTTTATAATGGTGATACAGAAATACAACAAATACCTTTAGATACTATTCATTTAATATTTAAGTATCCATTCAGACATTATATCAATGGGTTTCCTACTCAATGGAAAAATCTAGGTTGTTATGGAGAATTGCATAGAAATCAGATGTTTAAATTTCCATATATTGGTAGTATTGAATGGAGATATAGAGCTGAAGGCTTAGGATATGGTAATGTGTGCTTAGATAGGTTTAATGATGATATTAAAAAAGCATTTCTTAATAAAGATTACATTACAATGGGTATGCATTTAATGAATTGGGCTCAATATTATAGTACAAATCATTCAAATCCATATAATAAGACTGAATGGCTTCATTTAGGACTTCCTGAAGGTTATTCTACTGAATATAAAGCTACAATTAGCAGTGTTCAAACTACTTGTGCTAATAGAATAACTTATGAAATTCCTTGGGAACATGGTAATGATATACTTCATCATTCTAAAGAATCAATATCATCATGTATGGAGATAAATTGTCAATTACAAGAAAGTTGTGGTCATTTTAAAAGACATGGTCATAGAATACTTAATATTGATGATTTAACTGATAAATATTGTGAAATAGAATCATTAGTAGGTATGATTGTTGATACTCTTGATAGTCATGATACATGGACTTGGACAGATTATAATCAAGTATTAGAGAATTGTGGTCTTGGATACTATGATTTTAGAGCAGAAACAGGAGTTCTTGAAGATGGTGTTGGAATACCTACTAATGAACAGACTAATATCTGGTTAGATTGTCTTATACCTGAAATGTTGATGTATTGGCTAGACCATAGATATCACTATGAGTTACTTGATATAGTTATGTTCTATGAAGCATCAAAATCTAGTGAATCAACAAGTTATTTTGATTTAGGTTATCCTAAAGAAGAGATAAAAGTTGATGAAAATGTAGATATTGAGCACGATGAAGAGCAACTTAAACGAGATATGTTAGCATGGGCTACAAACCCAGGAAGGAGTAATAGATGAACTTAGATAGTTTATTTTATATACTAGAGAAAAGCTGGTACGAACTTCAAGGTTGGGCTAAATTAGCTCATGATGAAGACAAGAACGAAATATCAGGACTGATGACAGCAATACCAGATGAAGAAGGTAGGTATAAGTTATCTGACGTAGAGATTCTTAAACAAGAGAATACTGGGTCAAATACCACATTAGACGGTGATGCAGTTGCAGAATACAAGATGAAATATGCTATGAAGTATAAAAACAAAGATATGAAGTTTGTTTGGTGGCATTCTCATCATACTATGGATGCATTTTGGTCAGGAACTGATTTAAAAGAGATTGATGCATGGGAAAACGATAGTTTTTCATTAGCTTTAGTTATTAATCTTAGAGAAGAGTATAAATTCAGAGTTAGTGTATGGAAAGCTGGCGGATTGGAAATTAGCCAACACTATGATATACCTTTGTCTATTGAAAGAAAAGCTAAAACAAAGATTACTCCTAAAATGAAGACATTATATGAGGAGCTTTGTGATAGTCCTACAATCACTCACTATGGTGGTTGGCATAGAGGCGCACAAATAGGACTTAATTATAATAAACATGCAATGAATGTTAAAAAGAGAGAGGAAAGTCTTAATATGGAAGCTGCTTATGCTCAAACTATTGAAAAGCTTGATACTCTTAATGATGCATTTATGGATAGTTCTCTTAATTTCAATCAACTTAAGAAAGAATATAAAAAGGTTAATACTACTTTAAAAGAAAAGAGTATACCTTTTAAATCTATTTTACCAGATGGAACTAAAGAAAATTGGATGGAATATATTATGGTAACAACATCTGATGAAATGATTGAATTTGAGAATAAAGATATCAAAGCTCAATGTCAACAAGATTATTTATGGGGAGGTTATGGTTATGGCGGATATCAATAGTCGTTCAGAAGGGATTATTGACTGTCTTAGTGACTATACATTTCATATATTAGGATGCGGGGCTATTGGTAGCTCTGCATCCACCCAGCTTGCTAGAATGGGAGCTACGGATTTTATATTATATGATAATGATAAAGTCGAAGCAGTTAATATTGGAGTATCACAATATGATAACTCTGATGTAGGCAATCTAAAAGTAATGGCATTATTAGACAAGATACAAAGCATTAATGCTTCTTGTCATATATTTCCACAAAATGGATTGTTTGAAGAGTTATTATATGTAGGAGGAGATAAAGATATAGTCATCATAGGGTTTGATAATATGAAATCGAGACTAGATGCAGTATCTAAGTGTACTAAGTTTAAATTAAAACTTTTAATAGATGGAAGAATGGGTGCTGAACATTATCAGCAATATACTTTCACTAAACCAAATTACAATAATTATGTAAAAACTTGGTATGCGGATGAAGATGGAAGCAGTGAACCTTGCAACATGAAAGCAACAAGTTATTGTTCTAACATGTCAGGGAGTTTTATAGCAAATACCATTCGAAAAGTGTTGACAAGTCAGCCTTACGAAGTCGCTTTGTCATTTAATTTTCCCACTATGACAGTAGAGAAAAATACTTGTTATAATGCTTGAAGTGTTGTAACTTAGGAAGCTGGAGAGAGGTTATTGCTGTAATAAGCCTAGGGTCCTCTCTCTAGCACCCTTTCGTTATCGTTAAAATAGGAGAAAAAAGTTATGGCTTTGAAAAAAGTTAAAAGAAAAGCTGTCTCTAATAATCCAAAAGTAATGCTATTATATGGAGCACCAAAAGTAGGTAAAACTACAGCTCTTAGTCAATTAGATGATTGTTTAATAATTGATACAGAACAAGGTGCAGGTATGGTAGAAGGATATATAGAAGAGGCAAATAATAGAGAAGACTTGATTAAAATTCTTAAAGAAGCAAGTGATGGTCATGAGTATAAATATGTTGCAATTGACACTATAGATAAAATAGCCGATTGGGCTGAGAAATCTGTATGTGCAGAAGAAGGTGTCACAGCAATAGCTGATTTAGCTTATGGTAAAGGATTTGCTTTAGTAAGAGAGAAAGTTCTTAATACTATTAAAGTTATGAAAGAAATATTTCCTCATGTAATTGTTATTGGACATAGGAAATGGGCAAGAGCTATATTAGATAGCAAAGCTATAGTGGAACCAGAAAGCTTGGATTTAACAGGAAAGTTAAAGAACATGTTGATGGCAGATTGTGATGCTATAGGCTACGTATATAGAGATGAAGATAAAGGCAAATTAATGGTATCATTTAAAGCAAATGAAGCATTAGAAGCTGGTAGCAGAAGCCCTCACTTGAGAGGCAAAGAGATAGAGTTAAAATGGAACTTAATTTACAAGGAGAAGAAATAATGGCTATATTTAGACCAACAATGAGTTCAAGTGCATCATACTTCGGTGTGTGTGCAATAGCATTAAATAATTTCGAAGATAAAAGTTCACAATTTGATTGGGCTGATATATTTATTGATGTAACAGTTAACCAAGAAGGTAGTGAATACACTAGAAATCTTAAGATAGCAGGTTCTTTTGAAAAAGATGCTAGCGGAAATATTACAGGAGGTAGCGTTCTTAAAAGAATGTATACTTTCTTTGATGCAATAGGTTGTAAAGCAGGATTAACAGTTAAAGGTAAATGGGAAGATGAGAAAGGTAAAGCTATTGAAGATATAGCTGAATATCTAAATACTCATTTTGCACAAACAGCAATGCCTGATGCTGGATTAGACTATGATTATTTGGCTTATATCTATAAAGAAAAGCCAAAGAAAGATGGTGATAAAGCTTGGACTAGAGTGTATCATAAAATATATGGTAATAGCGATG